CAAGTCGCGAGAATCGTGGCCCACTTGCGTTTTAGTCGAGGATCATATCCCATCCTGGAGGTTTTCCATGGTTGGCGTCTCGCTTGACAGCGACCCCTTTTTTCATTATTAAATTTTACTGATGGGCTTACATTGCCGCAGAAGCCGGAGCTCAGCTGGCAGACGCTGCACCACTAGTTCTAATCTTCCTTCCCTCTTGTTCCCAATTCTCTCTTCAAAGAGCTCCCGATAATCGGTAGTCTCATCGGTTGCATTTAACTGGGACCTCCATCCCCAGACAACGGCCCGTTTTACTAACTCCGTCCATCCGAAAGGCCGTGGCCACAGAAGTCGGATGCGGTTTTCATTGGGGTTGTTCCGCCATGCTATTAGAGCGATAACGCTCTCATCGAAGAGAATTGAGGGATCATTGCGTACCCGGATGCGGTAACAACCGCCGTTTGAAAGACTGCGAAAGCTTACTTTACTACCGATTAAAGTAGTGTCCGTAGACATAAGACAATCCGGTTTAGGCTCTCATATCCTGATCCTTTCCTCGCAAGAGATAAAAGATAGACATAGGTGTCTAACTACGACCCACATTCATTTCTAATAAATTCATCAAGGACCGCCTAACTGGCGACACCTCCCTCCTTGGGAAGATAAAATCCCTCTACAACTCAGAACGAAGTTTTCGCATCTCTGCGACAACCTCATCAATCCGCATCAACAAGCGGTTCCTTTCTTTGATCACGTCAAAGATGGTAACCTGGTGCTTTAAAGGGATTTCGTCACGCCAGTCTACTGGCGGTCCATCACTCCTTCTTTCTTTTAAAATATTTTCAACTCTTTCACAAATCGGACAAGGTATGAATGAAACAAAACCTTCAGAATCCAATGAGGAACGGTCATGAGAAAGGGAATAACAGTCCGCCAGTTTTTCTGGTAGCCAGACTAGTTTCTCTCTTTTCGGCTCCTTAACCAACCGACGCATCGTTGCTTTCATACCTAACTTCTTCCACCTTGTCCCATAAAACTTCTTGTCTTCCAAGAGCCCTTTCTTTACCTCCCATAATTTTTCCTTAGTAGCCTCGAAAGGAGGACCACTCCAATGTTCTTTCACTACAGCTTGAGCTATCTCCTTATCCTCATGAATATTAAATTCATCATTGACCTGGACCAACTGAAGGCCCATAGGATTAGAAGATTGAAACTTAAGCTTGTGAGTATGCCCACTTCTATACTTCTCATAATGTTTAGACTTCTTATCAAGAACTAAATTAGCAACACTGCGGACCCGAAAGCCCAAATTATACAGGGTCAGCCCATAGTGTCTGATAAGTTTTGAAAAGAAGTAAACTAGATGGTTTTGAAGTCGGGGCAATCTGGAGTGACGCGTCCTCTCAAAAGGCCTTTTAATGTCATTCATAGTCTTACCCATCATACGTGGGTCGACAACTCTCAATCCTTTAGCCCTCACGAAGGGAATTTCCTTAAAATTTGAAGTAAAGTACGTTGAATTTATATTTGGCTTAGTACTAAAACTTGTTTTCTTTTCATTCAAAGAAAAACCCAAACGCGGGGCCCAGGAACGATAATCGTCAACCCACTTCTGTGGGGCTTGCGCAACTAAATCATCGCCATTTATTAGCATCGGAACCTTGATTCCTGATAGGTGACTAACCCACTCGGATGCTAAATAATTTTGCAAGCAAAGCAGGGGAAAGGAACACAAATTGCCCATTAATTGACCAGTAGTCGGCTGGAGTTCCCCTGATGGCATAGTTATAGTTGGACGCAAAGAACGACGTACCTCGGATAAAAGTGGTATAACAGAAGGAGAAGATCGGGATGCAATTGCATCAATAATCGCCTCAGCAACCTCAATAGGTATATTATCGGTCGCAGCCGAAAAGTCGGCGGATAGATACTTAGACCGGGGCTCAAAGCCCGCCTTCCTAAAAGAAGACATTGAGGGGGACCCTCGAAGTAGCCAAGGCTGCTTGGAAAGGCGATCATAGATGAAAGTATGGACGGGACGCAATTTTAGATAGCTTGGATGATTCTTGACGAGAGGACGAGGCTTTCCCGGAGTTGCAGCCACCATATAAAGTGGTCTATGCACAACTTCAGGCTTCTCCATATTTAAAAATTCCTCTCTACAGTTCCGCCAAGATGAATAACTACCCCCTTCTTTTCTACTACTGGTTGTGGTAGAAGTATAAGGGGGAGTTACCCGTTCGGCATGTATTCGCAAATCTTTATCTCGCATTCCCTTTGGGAAGAGCTCCAATACTTTTGTCCAAACAAATTCCAAATACCCATCTGGAAGATGGATTTTTTCTTTTGTCAAACGTTTTCTTAGAGCTGCTTCAAGCTCAGCTTCCATACACTCACAGCTGTCAGGCCATGATTTCTGTACTGATGAGATAGATGCAGAGAAGGATAAATAATCTGTATCACACACGCCTTGAGGAAACTTTCCGTCCATAGAGGCAATCAAACAAGAATCAAGTTGTTTCTTAAGAAAAGAGATGTACTCAGTGCACGACCCGTTAACCGGAGGCACACGTACATGAGACTCTAATCTATAGAACTTCTCGATAAAGGAAACCGCTCGTATTGTAGCAGAGCGGACGCTGTGTTGGAACGTTGAACAACGTTCTGGTGCAGGATAAACTGCGATCTGTTGGATATTCTCCATATCAGACTCAAAGTACTACAAGGGCAGCACTCGTGCGTCCAATCTATTGGTTTTG